TCAATAGCAATCATATCATTCTCGATTGCAGTGCGAAACAAGTTCTTGTCAGTACCAATGAAACGATATGCTTCATTGTAGTGGAAGTATTCTACACCGTCACGTTTCTCAACGTCAGCAAATACTTTCACACATGCAGGAAACTTCTTAGCAAACTGATCAATCAATGTGTCCCAATCCCACATAACAATAATAACATTGTCATGACAGATAGCACAGTAGTCATCAGTAGTCACGATCTGAAGACCACGCTTATTAACGTTTTTAGTTACAGTAGATTGTCCACTCAACTCACCAATTTTTGTGGTGTGAGGGAAACCATATGTTTCAATATAATCTCTCTGGGGTACAACCCAATCACCCTCTTTAGTAAACAATGTCTGTTTACCACCAGCGCCTTTACGTGCTGCTTTAAGTTCATTACCCTCAAGGTCAGGACCAGAAATACAGTTCTCAGTCAGTCCTAGTTCTTGTTCAAGAGTGTGTCCCACACCTGTGTTACCTTTGCGATGGGATTTGATGTAACCACGTTCTTTGATCGCATCAAATTTTTGCTTGAATGTTGTGAGATCCATGGGTAATCCTCGATGGTTGATAGACATACTATACAATGAAAAAGGGGGTCGTGCAACCCCCTGTAGACAGCTTGTCAATTGCCATAGGTGAATTCTTGTTTAGCTGCCTCTTCTAATTTTGCCATCACTTCTTCAGTGAAGTACTTCTCAGGATTCGAGAGAATAGATTTAGGATAAACAGAAGATTCACCAACCTTAATACGATTGCCAACCCGCTGGAAGACTCCGTATTGTTCACCCAACTCCAATAACCCGTAATACTTGTCAAGTCCACGGTCGTCAAAAAATAGACGTGTCTCAATCTTACTGCCCTCCTTAGTTAAACGTGACTTCTTTGCTTCACACTTGATAATGTTACCTACCAATTCAGTACCATCTTTCTCTTTCTTCTTACCAAGATAGATGATAGTAGATGCAGCGTACTTAAGACCTGTGCCGCCACCCATCTCCTTAGTAGGAACATAGGAACCGATCACATCATATGTATGGTTGGTAACGATCATAGGCACCTGTGCTTGACCCAGTTTAAGTGTCAGCACACGAAAGGCACCCTTGATCAACTGACTCTTTGTCATGTCACGAACTTGCTTATCATTAGCAACGTCTTCCATCTCCTTGTTAGTTGAAAGCATACCTAAAGAATCTAACACAAACATCATAGGTTCACGTTTGTCTTTAGGTTCTTTCATATACTTGTCAACGATACGACAAGCTTGAGTCCTGAACTCTTCAATGGTTGAGACAGGAAACAAAACCATACGTTGGGAATCAATACCACGCGACTCAATCATGTCACGGGAAATGGCGGATTCAGTTTCAAAATAAATGACGCCGCCTGTAGGATTATCACGAAGGAAATTACGAACGACACTAAGAGCAAAAAAAGTTTTCCCAGTGCTTGATTCTCCTGCAAGAGCGGTGACTTTGTTTGAAGGCAAACCTCCAAAAAGCGAACCACTAACCAAGGCGTTAAAAATATAACTGCCAGTATCGACATAATCAGTAATGTCGCCAGCAGCGACTCCTTCACTAACCAAACCAGCAAATTCATTGCCACTATCTTTAATTACAGAATTTAAGAATCCCATTGTGTTGCTTCATCCTCGTAAAAGTTTACATAAGTATAATTATTGCTCATGAGTTTTGCAAACGCACGAGCAGTATCGTAGTTCTCAAAGCACTTAATGTCCTCTGGTCCTACTTGTCCGACAAGATGGTTAGTCCATGTCACAACAAAGATTTTCTTACTCATTCAAAGAAACTCCCAATGCTAATAGTCTTTTCATGCTTCCATCCTATGCATTGTAGCACATTCTTCAAAGGTTCCAAGAAACTCTTTTCAAATTGTGTTTGATAATCCACATACTTCTCAATACCAAACTCCTTCGGCAACTCACCAAAGAAGCTAATAGCATTCTCATGGAGTGGGTTTGGTGTCTTAAGGTACATGAACTTGATCTTCTCACCTTCCTGTATCAAGGCATGTTTGTTTTCTACCTTATGTTTTTTCACATAATGATTGTACAGGAGAGCACCCCTCACATGGATTGGGGTTCCTTTGGAATAGATCTCCGTAGGGTGACGGTACTTGGCAAGGTTGTTAACTCCTCTGGGAAAGGCAACTTCTTCGTAGGGACGTTCCCTCGTTTCTGTTCGCACAACATTGATGAAAGTGATAAGTTCATCATTTGTGTTGCCGATAATAATCTTAAACGCTGCATATAACTTGTCTCTAAAATACGCTGGTGTCGATGACCTAGCGGTTTCAAGACCCATGATCTTCATCTTGGGTTCTTTATATCTAACCCCCTCACTGTCCCAAACGTTGAGAATGTAACGCTTCTTTGCAGTCCAGATACCACGATCAGCGATGTTCTCACGCTTCATACTCATCTTTTGTTCATACGCCGATACATACGACGCAAGTTCTTGATATGAACGTTCGATAAAAGGTTCCAGTTTTTCTTCGCAGATCTTGTCAAGTAAACCAACAACTGCTGCTTTATCACCAGACTTATGACTAAGAAATTTAGTAACAAGAGGTCCGAGATTAAGATAGATTGAGTCAGTGTCGGATGCAATGACATAATCCTCCTTTTCAGTGGAGAGTAGTTTATTTAGGTATCCGTTCATACGGTTTTCAATCCAACGAATTGATACCTGACCAGATAGAGTAATAGCCTCAGCATTTGCTAGACGATAGTATCGGAAGTGTTCATTACCGATAGCACCATAAGCAGAGTTCAAAGAAATCTTCTTTGCCATCTGAATATTATTACAGCGAGCAATCTCTTTCATGAGTTCAACAGTGGGAGTTTTCTCATACTGTTGCTTTGCCTTGATCATCTTCTTCTTAAAGATAACACGACTATCGTACATCTTCTTCATCATCTGTGGCAAAAACCCGTGCTTATCTTTACTATACTGAGCACCATTTGCACAAACAGCATACTCACCGTCGATGCTTATCTCCTTACGAAGTATTTTATCAACTGTAGCTTCTGGATGTCGTTTATCCTTGAGGGTTTCAGGTGAGATGTTGTACTGCATAATAAGATGAGGATACAGGCTATTAAGGTCAAAAGAGACCACCCAATCATAGAATCCAGGCTTCGGTTCTTTAACATATGCCCCCGCATACTTCTCAGATTTATCGTTTTGTGTCTTAGGAGGGATTGCAATCTTACGCCTAAGAAGTTCACAGTAAATGTAGTTGTCCCACATACGAACCTGCGAGAATACATCCTCGTAGTTTACCTTAGCATCATATGCCATGGTATATGCAAGTTCAATCAACTTCATCTTATCATCTAGTTGATCTACCAGACGAACGTCATGGATGTTGTAATCAATAAATTTCTGCCAGTCGTTCTCATAGAACTCTTTGAATGTATCAAACTCTGAGTGATCTAGTTTCTTAGATCCAAGTTCAACAAAAGCAATATGATCTAGACGATACGATTCTTGGTTAGTATAAGTAAACTTCTTATACAACTCAAGATAGTCTAGAGTAGAAATTCCAAGAGTGTCAACTGCTAATTGTTTTCTACCTTTAATATAAATCTCACGCTGAGAAACAAGTTTCCAAGGAGACAATAGCTTTACAAACTTATCACCAAGAATACGTTCGATACGATTACATATGTAAGGCATATCAAACAACTGCACGTTCCATCCAGTAATTACATCTGGAAAATTCTCCTGCCAGTATTCAAGGAATGCGCCCAACATACCTTCTTCTGATCGGAAATGCATGTAGTCCACCATGGGGTCTTTGTTATTGTATGGACGTGCTCCGAACACAATAATTCGACCAGTGAAACTATCCTTGATGGATATGGCAAGGATTTCTTGATCGGCAGTTTCGATATTGGGAAATCCGTTTTCTGCAGCGGTTTCAATATCAATGGTAAATACACGGATTTTTGTACTATCAAACTTGAGTTCCTCTTCAGGATGCTGCTCAGCTATGTATTGATACAAAAATCTAGAGTTACCATATATTTTAAATTCCTCTACCTCCTTATACTGTTTTATAAAATCTCTCGCTTCAGTGATAGAACCAAACTTATGTGGTTCTACACAATCTCCTTCTAGTGTACGCCACTCTGAATAATTTTTACTAGGCAAATACAGCGTAGGGTTGAAAGGAACCCTCACGCTGTAACGATTGCCATTCTCATAACCACGGACAAGCAGACGATTGCCTGCTTGCTCAACACTAGTGTAAAAATTCATTCAAGACATTCAATATAACGAGCAAGAAGTACCTTGCTTGGATTAGTCACAACAGTAATGTCAGAAGATCTAACATTAAACTCAGTCTCCGATGAGTGGGTTGCCCAAGGAGTTAGTTGACCTTCACAGTCTACCAGATAAGGTTTGATTAACCACACATCAGGGTCACCTGATAAAGTGTCCCCCTCAACTGGTTCCACTTGAGCAATGATCCACTCATTCGCTAGCTTCAGCAGGTTCGCTTTCAGTTCCATTTGGTGCCTCCTCTGGGAAGAAAATTTGTGCATCTGTTAATCCCACTTCACGAAGTCTACCCGCAAAATTGTCAACAATGTTATTGTCAGGGAAAACAACACTAATGATATGTTCTCCTCCAAGACGATGTTCTTCAATTGGAGAGAAAGGACACCAACGTGCATACGAGATGGGAATAGTACCTTCATCACTCTCTTCCCCAAGAGTCAATTTGTATGGATATAGCATACGATATCCAACAACTTTTTTATCTTCATCATCACTACGAACTTCGCCAAACATGCAAAGAATGTGATCTCCGTTTGCTAATGTAACAATACGAATACTGTGATTAGTTTTTAGTGGGGGAATTTTTTGCTCAGTCATAATACCTCTGGATTAATAGTTTCACCTTCTTTCTTTTCTTTAATTTTATTTTCATATGCGTTTTGCAATCCTGGTTCAGGAGTGCTAATTGTCATCACACTATCATATGGAATTTTAAATTGCCAATCTGGAGTGTAAGGATTCCACTTGCTAAACCTGACTTGGTATTCCATACCATGAGATTCAGTTAGATATTGAGGAGTACCATCATCAAGGTTTAAGATGTAAGGATCTTCCATCAAAAGACAAACACCTTTACGGTCTTCACCTTCTTCATCAAAGATTTCTTTCAACTCAGTAATGATTCGATCTCCCGTTTTTAATGTAACGATAGATACTGCCATAGCTATAAGAGTTTGATTTTATTATACCACCAAAAAAAGGAGGAGTCAACCTGTTTGTTGGCAGGTGCTCCTCGCGGCGACGATATGATTTATTTAGAAGTGTTTTTTACGTTGCTGTTTTTCTGGTAGTTCTTTTTTTAATGTGATTATCAATAGACCATTATTAAACTCTACGGTCTCGACTTCTACATCATCTGCCATCTGCCAGTTACGTGAAAACGTTCTATATGAAATTCCTTTATGTGCGTAATTTCTTTCTTTATCTGCTGGTGCTTTTTTAGCAGATACTGTTAAGACGTTTCGTTCCGTCTCTACATCTAGATCCCCTTCTGAAAATCCAGCAAGAGCGACCTCCAATATTGTTCTACCACCAGATCCATTAATGACATTGTAAGGAGGGTAGCTTGTTCCTGCTCCCGCAAGAGATTCAAGTCTGTGGAATGTTTCATCGAACCCGAGTGAAAATGGGGAAAGTTGTTGCCATGCATAATTGTTTACCATTGTCCTTAAATAAGCGACTGTTTACTGTGACCCGTTAGGCATCACAGTCTTATTTAACAATAAACATTTAAAGTTAAATAACGGTTTTCCTTATTAAAAGTATACGGTTTACTCGCCTTCTTGCTTCTTACGACCAATATTATATTTGGACTCAAGCGTCCATTCACCTTTCTCCTTAAAGGAGAGAACTTTAATTTGATTTAGAGGAGCTAAGTCAGCAATTTTTTCCTGACTTTCTGTAGAGATATTAACCAGTCCCCAATCAACTAAAAGTTGTACAATACGATTACGACGTTGCACATCATTCAATGAAAGATTAGTGTTCTTGCCATCAAGAGCAAACAACTCTTTGAAGTGTACGATGAAATATCTTCCTTGCTTATGAAGAATGTGGCAAGATTGATAAATCTTTTTTTCTTTTCTTGATGCAACACCAATCCTTGTTAGTGTTTCCCTTACCTTAAGAAAGTCATCTGGTTCACCAAGAACCACTTCGACCATATCAGTTTGCTTCCACTGAATTTCAATTTCACCGCTCATGTTTACCACCTTTACTCAATGCTTTTGTAATATGATCTAGTTGATCCTTGGTGAGAATTCTGAGTGCCTGTAGAGCTTTATCGTCATTATAACCATAATACTCTTTAACTAACTCAATATAATCAATAGAATCTTTACGTGCCCAAGGAGAGAAACGCTTCCTCGGTTTCACACTATTTAGCAAAAAGTCATACTGTAACTTCTTTGGTAGATGGGGATTCTTATTCAGTTCATTGACATAAAGAATAGTATCAGTAAAAGAAGACAGACATCTGTTAACGATATATGGAGGATACTTTCTCTCAGCATCTATATCGTCATCAAGAATATTCTTTTTGGATTGGTTGATTGAGTAGAGATAATCTTTCAGTTGGTACGTCATTCCAGTGTCTTATGTTTCCAGCAATAATAAAGAAGTTGGTAATTACCAACTGAGCAAAAATAATAGTTCTAATGATGCATACAATATCATCATATCTTCTAGTTGTACTATCATTGAATGATCCTAAAGCGTACTTCCAGATCTTCCAAAGTTCTTTCATTTAAAAAAGACAAGTAGTGATAAAGAAAAATATAGCAATAAATTTCAATGCTGTTTTTTCTTCTTCTACAGATTTAGTTTCTTGCAAAGCATTGTATAATTCTGCTTTGGTATTTTTCATTGTTAGTTTCATAATAAATTTATTTAAAAGTAGCAGTGACACCTATTACGGTAGCACCAGGATTACGAGCAAGAGCTACCTTACGTGCGTCTTGGTAATCACGAGCAATGACTTCTTCAGTGAAGACAGTGCCTGTTTTAAAAAGTTTGACTTCACACTTCATAATTAAAAAGGACTAGTTCCTTACGAGCTGCTTGATCTGTATTATAACTCCCCACACTCCTCATGGTGTAAGTGTGTGCAAATTCAGCAGCTGTCCACTCAGCGAAACGATCTCTGATTAGTTGTGATGAATTGTAAGACACAAGTTGTGGACCAACAAATCGGTCACACTTGACAGCAAAGTGGTCGTGATTAAATCCACTATGCATATTACCTCTCTTGCCATAGAGATTAGATCCAATCTCGTATGGTGGGTCTAAGTAAGTAAAAGCATTCTTACTATCAGTAAGAAGTTGTTCGTAGCTAACGTTAGTGATCTTCCATTTAGAAATCATTCCTGAATATTCAGGGAGTTTATCAATGCCTCGCATCGAGAAATTGCTATCTGACGCTTGCTTGCTGAAGGAACTGGACTCAGTGAGACCAGAGAAAGAGCACTTATTAACAATATAAAAACACACAGCAGCAGATAAGTCGGATGTTGAATCATCGTTTAGTTTCTCCTTAGCGTCTAGAAATAATAGTTTTGCTGATACTGGTTCTGGATGACGATACTTAAGTTGAACCAACTGATCACGAAGTTCTCGTCCTTGATCCTGAAGCACTCGCCAGAAGTTATAGAGTGGTCCATACAAATCGTTTACCCAGATATCTAGGTGTGGATATCGTTTACCAATTTCTAGTGCTACAGATCCACCACCCAAGAATGGTTCACGATACTCAGTGTAATCTTTCAGGTTTGGAATATACTGAAAGAGTTTACTCAGGGCACGACTCTTCCCGCCTGGATACCTGAGGGGTGTCTTCAATGACTTCAATGTCTGGGGCATGGTATTTAAGGTATTCGCGAAAGATCATTTTCATTTCACGCTCTGTCATTCCACAATGAACAGCAGCGTGGGGTAGGTTCATTGTAGCATGAAACAATGCTTCATTTGCTTCCTGAACATTTTCGGGTGTTGTTTTGACTTTGGATGTATGCCCATTGTCTTGCTGATTCGTTTTCAAGTCTTTCAATCATTTCCTCCATCATTAATTGTTTAGGATCTTTTTCAATAAATTTGAGTAGTGTCATAATGGAATTTTCCAATCAACAATAGTAATCTGTTTTGTAGGAATTACCACTCGACTTTCTTTTCGTTCTTCCACAAGTTCTGTGTCACCAGGACCACAGTTAGTGACTGGACCACTAAACATTCCTGGTGAAGGAATAGCAGGAGAACACGCAATTAAAAATTCGATCATTTGAATTCACACCCCATCATAATTTCAGTAAGACATGCCAAAAGATTGATCTCTTGATCAGGAACAATAGGAATACTGTTCATGTATTTGGCAATCACAAGAACAGCTTCGGGAATAGAAGCAGGTTTCAATACAACATACAAACTATCGTAAACTTTACGCATCACCATTGTAGGATCGTTGTCCATATTCTGAACAACCCAGTTCTTAACATCAGTAAACTGTTTCTTCTTCAAGGACGAAAGGAGAGTGTCAAGATTGACATCAGCAACATCCACAAGAATAGCAGACGTAATAGCACCAGTAGCGGCATAGCGTTGGCACTCATTAATAAGACGCCTCCAGTCAGGATAATAACGCTTAGTAATTTTAGCGAGAACTTTATCTTCATACTCAACATTCTCGTTAGTCAGAATAGTTTGGAGACGAGTAAAGAACTGACCCTGCAAAGCTACTGCTTGTTCAGGTTTGATTCTAAAATCAACAACAGTGCATCGAGAATGCAACGGTTCAATAATCTTGTTAATGAAGTTACATGTAAAGATGAAACGACAGTTTCCATGAAACTCCTCTACAGCAGTCCTCAAGGACAGTTGCACGTCATTAGTTGTGTTGTCTGCCTCATCGATGATAACGACCTTGTGAGACGCTCCAGAGGTCAGAGAGACAGTGGTGGCAAACTGACGGACTCTGTTCCTCACAGTGTCTAGGAAGCGTCCCTCATCAGATCCATTGATCACAATGTAAGAAGCACCAATCTCCTCACACAAAGCTTTAGCGATAGTTGTTTTACCAACACCTGCTGTGCCACTCAGTAGCAAGTTAGGTAGTTCTCCTTGGTTAACAAAACCTTGAAAAACTTCCTTGATAGTTTCTGGGAGGATACAATCTTCGACAATGCTTGGACGGTATTTCTCCACCCACAAAAATTCTTTACTCATAATCAAATCCAATCAGGTTTACGTTCTGGAGCACGAAGATAGTTGGTAGCTACCCAAGGTTTAGATGCAATATACATTTTGTACTTGCTGTAGATATCAACAGTATCATACTTGAATTCATCAGGACCTGCAAACACAAAAGGTGTATGCATAGTATTGTCTGCTGATGGTAAGAGATGTGTTGCCTCTAGTAGTGGTCTAGAACAAGAATGAACCTTACCGTATCTGTGTGTGTACTCAGCACACAGAGAAAGACCATGTGTAAGTAACCACCATGCATTTTCTAGAGAATCATTTGCCCAGATAGTGCAAGGGTGATTACGGAATGCACCTTTCTCTGTCTTGTATGGTTGACCATCGTTGCGATGTATTCTACCATAACTATGACCCCATTCTTCAGAGCAAACAATAGAGAGCATTTGACATGTCTCTAATGGCATCTTGACAATGTGTTTGTCAGGCAAGCACTGTGCTGAGATAGTGGGATCAGGGTCTGTTACAAAAATATTCAATTAGGTTCAAGGGCAATATAATATGTAAGATCAACATCGTTATTAATCCATTCGGAAATTAGATGCTGAGATACTTTAACAGTATAGTCACCTGGTAGGACACGAATGTTTTCAATCTTGAGATCAAGACTAAAGGTGCCAGTGCTAGAACCAGCAACGGTGATATCGTAAGTATTGCTGGTATCATTCTCTTTGTCTCTAAGGATGAGTTTGATTTCATCAGAATCTTTTTCTGAATAGAAAGTAAGATCTGGCAAACTATAAACAGCAGATGCTTTTTGCAAAGCTACAAGATCATCAGAGGAAAGATTAAACTCTACATCAGAACCAGGAAACTTTACATTTTTTTCTGGTGCAGACTTGAGCGTAATCTCAGGGTCAGAGAAATAATACTTAGCAGACTGACGACCGCCACGGATAGAAACAAAATCGCTAGATGTGAATTCCAGTTGAGGATCGTTAAACAGAGAAATACCGCTAAGGAACTGACTGAGATCATAAATTGCGAAGTCACTAGGAAATACTTCTTCGCCAGTGAATTTTGCCAGAATGTTTTCTGCATTGCTAATGGTTCGTACTGTGCTCCCTTGACGAAATACGATTGACGAATTGATCGTAGAAAAATTCTTAAGGACATCTAGAGTTTTTCTGGAAAGGATAACTTTGCTCATTGAGGATAGGATTCAGTAATGTTTGATTTGTCAGAGAAGTGAAGAAGGAGTAGACCGTAGTGTAAGATCTTAATGATATCACGACGGGCAGTGCCTTTCTTGTCATAGCGTGAAGCGTACTTGAGGATGTTGCAACGGCAGAATGCCTCAGCGTCTCCACATGCTTCAATCAAGTCTAACGTTTGAATGGCATCGTTGCCAGCAGAATAGTGTTGTCCATAGGTTCCTGTAATGTAATCACGTAGCTCTGCTAACAGAGCTTCTTCATTATATTTTAAACTCATCGTTCCCAAATATATTCAATATTATCATGGTAGCATTTAAATACGCTGCCGTCAATCCCCTGCATATAGAGTTCTATACCTTTGCCACCTACAATTTTAGCGGTACGGCACTGGGTGCCTCGCAAAATTACGAGACGACCCATGTAACCATGGAATTTATCAGAAAGAGACATCGCCATCTTGTTCCTCCTCAGTAGTGTTTACATCAGCATCAATTTTATCATACAATTCGATGAATGACTGCTTAGTCTCATCATCAAAACGGTTTACGCAAACCTTGATAGCTTTCATACGATTCTGCCAGATAGCAAAAGCACGGATGATGTGAACAAGTCTACGAGTAGAGATCACTTCATCGATACCACCATCCCTAAAAGTCTTACGGATAATGTCTGCCCAGTTGGCAAGGTTGGTGCAGAACTCTTCATCAAGAACACCTAGGTTACCTGCTGCTTTCTGAAGAATTTTAGTTTCAGTAACAGGAGAAGGATACTCTTGCTCAAAAGTCAAAGCAAATCTCTCAAGGAATGCTTCATTCAATACGTTAGTACCGATGAACCTACCGTCTTCAGATCCCTTACCCTTAGTATTAGCAGTAGCAATGATATTAAATCCTGATGCTGGTTTTACATAACGACCAGTCTTCTTAAGGAATACACCTTTGCCTTCTAGAACAGATTGCAAGCAGAGGATTTTGTTAGATGCAAGGTCAACTTCATCTAGAAGCAGCACAGCTCCACGTTCCAAAGCTTCGATGACAGGACCATTATGCCAAGCAGTTTCGCCGTTAACAAGACGGAACCCACCAATAAGATCGTCCTCGTCAGTTTCAATGGTAATGTTTACCCGAATCAGTTCTCTATTTAGAGCAGCACATGCTTGCTCAACAGAGAAAGTCTTGCCGTTTCCTGACAATCCAGTAATGAATGTAGGGTAGAACAATTTAGATTGGATAATTTTCTTTACATCAGTAAAGTTACCAAAAGGAATAAAATTAGGATCCTTGTCAGGAATAAGGTTTTGCTCTAGAGCAGGAATAGCTGCAGGTGCTTGATAAGTTTGCTCAAGTTTTTCTTGAACAGTCAAGTTCCACTTGCCAATACCTTGCTTATAAGTTTTGAGTCTCTTTTTAACAGTAGCAAGAGAACAGTTGAAGTGCTCAGATGCTTCAAACAATTGCTTGGTGTTTACCTCAGTACCAACTTTGTCAGAAAGGTAAGTAACGAGGTCTTCAGTTGAAACTGGAACAGGAGCGAAAGGCATGATGTGTTTTGTTGTCTATGAATATAGTATAGGGTATGAAGGGGTCACTGACGACCCCATGTGTACCAGTTTGTCAACTGACATACTCTACGAAAGAGTTGAGTAGTTTTTTGTTAGTAGACTTACTAGCAAGCATCTTTTTAAATGCACGAGAGATCTCAGTTTTCTTAGCACCAGACTCAACGTTCAACTCTGTATTTTGGTTTAGAGAATTACTACTAATAGCATACAGAGCAGAGAAAGCTGCAGGGTTAGGAATGATTGCTGATTTTTCTTTCTTCCACTGCTTTTGAATTTCAGTGTACTTTCTAAAGTCAGCATAGCGTCCAACAAAACTAGACAACTGACTGCCCTGCAGAATACGGAAACCAATTACATTTACATCAGGGTTACGATCACGAACCTGCTGGATGAAGATATTAGTGATAGTGTCATATTCAAACTCAGGATAGACACGACCAGTCTGACGATCACGAAGGCAATTACCCCAGTCAATACGAGAAGGACGAATGATAATCTCATCTTTATGTTCGATGTACTGCTCTCTACCATAAGCAGATTGACATCCTTCACCATCAGTTAAGATGCAAACATTGACTTTCTGAAGATCATTCTGTTTTTTGAAATGAGGAATGATGTAATTAAGCAAAACAATCGCTTCATTTAAAGGAGTTCCTGAAAGAGTAACACCAATTGTATTGTGATAACTATTATAATTTTTATAGTAGTTTGCTTCTCTATACAAGTTTCTACACATACGCTCATAGTCACGAGAGTTAGAACGAGAAGAAATAAAGTTCATCAAATGAAAACAATGAGGATCAATAAAGAACTCATTCTTTTTCAATCCGTCCCAACTACGATAGTAAGAGTCATAGTTATCGTCTGGAGTTTCACCTGCTATATTTGCCATAGCACGTTTTGCTGCAATCCACTCATTAGTGAATGCATAAACTTCAAATGGAATCTGTACTTTCTTACAGAATGCAGTGAGGTTAAGAAGTTGCTTGACAGTTGGCAGTAGCTCATGCTGCATAGAACCAGACCAGTCAAGGATAAAAATCAAACCGTGATTCTTACCATCAGGAACAACAGTTACTTTTTTGAAAATGTCTTCGTTATAAAGATAAGTATGTAACTTTGAAGTATCAAGCACACCAGTCTTAGATTGACCAGCACGAGCATAAGCGTCAGCAGACTTACGACATTCAAATTCCTTAACAAGATAGTTTACCTCTTTCTGTGATTGCTTACGAAAATTATGATAGTCACTATCAACATCAGAGTAGACATTAGGATCAGATGCTTGACTGTCGATCCAATCATGAAGGACAGTCCAATCTACAAGATGGTTTTCTAGGTTAACGTTTTTAGGGATCTCAATATATGTAGTGCTACGACCGTAATTACGAGAGGAAAGATTTTCTGCTTTCTGATCGAAAGAACGTTGAGTTGAAGAAGTGTCTCCACCTCCAGAACCATCATCTTCGTCATCATCTTCGTCATACTCTTCATCCTCAATAGAATCTGCATTAGATGTAGATCCTGCACCACCAAAGTTAGGTTGGATATCAGGTTGATCTTTATCTGAAGATTCTCCAGATGCTTCCTCAGCAGATTCTACTCCTTCTGCATTTTCATTTTCTTCA